ATTAAAAACTGGCTGGTAACGTGTTGGTGTGTTACTATCTGGTTACGGGTACGCAGTGTATTCATGGGCAACAGGTCAGTAAACACACAAGTACGTACAGCAATACGAAATGCATCTTCGCCCATCTCTGGAAAGCTGTGTGCGCCTACACTGCCTATGGCTTTATCGTTGTAGTAAAGAATCCATACGCACCATGCTTTCTCTTTTGCAAGGCTATCTACTAACATTTTTTGGCTGGCATTATTAGTGAATCCTTTTGCCTCGGCGGTGGCATAAAATTCAGTAAGATCCAACTCAGGAGTCCATGGAATTATTTTATACATTTTGCTTTTTCAATAAAGTCTGCTGGGTACATGTTACTAAAACTATCCCAACATAGTTGTTCAAGTAATGCCAACGGCTGAGGATCAGTCCAACTAATTCCTAACTTGTCAGTGTGCTGTTTCATCTGTTGCTGTCTATTGGTGTGTATATGGCTTAAGTGATCAGTAATACTAATTGGCCCTTCATCCTTGCTGTAGGTAAAGAAATAATTGATGCTTTTTAGTTTACCATCTACAACAAAATAACTGCTGGGGTGCATTGAATATTTGTACAGTCCTAATTCGTGATGCTTTTGTATAATGGTCAACATCTGGTGTTGCCAGTCTGGCAGTATATCATCAAAACTACAATTACCATCGAGACTGCGTTGCCAAAAATCTGGGCCGTCTATTTCCAAATAAATTTTCTTTTCAATCAAATCTATTTTTAATATTTTTGGAATACATTCTGGAGCCCACGTTGCCATATGATTTAACCAACAGAGTTCTCTTGCCCATTTGTCATTCATTAGACGTTGATCTACCACTTCATTTTGACCTTTATGGTATTCACTGTCATTGTGGTACCATTGGACCAAAGTTTTTTTATCTTCAGAAATTAGACTGGTGTAGATTAAATTGTTACGCCAGGGTTCTTGTCCAGGAACTTGATTGTAGTAGTATTCGTATTTCATAATGTACATATAATTTATCAATAAATATCGAGTACCAAAAATAATATAGGACTATAATGACCAACCAAACTGTATCTCTGTGTGAAACTTGCTATCGACATGTTCCAGCAGAACGGTTTGAAAAAGATGGATCAATGTGGTTAGGCAAAGTCTGTCCGAAACATGGATATCAAGAAGCTGTATTAGATATTGATGCAGAATTTTATTACAGTCAACAATATCAAAAAAGAACTCCAAGTTCCTATTGGTTGGACATTACTAATCGCTGTAATTTAGATTGCCCACATTGCTATCAAATTCCAGACAACAACAGCAAAGATCCAGATATTGATTATCTGTTGATGCAGGTACAGTCGTGGCCAGACGATGGCCTGCCAGTTAGCCTCGTGGGCGCAGAGCCGACCGTACGTAAGGACCTTGCAGATTTAATATTAGCCATACAGGCATTGCCGGGAAAGCCAAGGACCATAATTGTAGTAACCAATGGTGTGTATTTGGCCAAGTGGGATTATGTAAAACGCTTCGAAGGTATACCAAGACTTAAATGGACCTTTGGCCTTAATCATCCAGACTATAATGGTGGACCAATTAGAGTGAAGCAAATGGAAGGCCTGGAAAACTGCATCAAACTTGGCCTGGAGGTTAAGACCCTAACCTACACATTGGGTAACTTAGATCAGTTAACTGATGTATTAGAAGAAGTACAGGAGTTTCATCGTAGAGATGTATGTCATAATGCACGAATACAGGTCGGAGTGAATATCGGCCGTGTACCTGAGGAAACTGAAGATAGTGAATTATATCTATCAGAACTGGTTAGGGCTGCTGAATCAGTTTGTAAAGAAAAAGGCTGGTCATATATTCCAGACGCAATAGGTGGCAACAGAACACACTACGCTGCGGATATTAACGGTGCAGAACATAAATTTATTAAATGGTGTGATGTTAAAACTATCGACCTTGAAGAAGTACAAAGCGAGTCGTGGGCTAACATTGTTCCAGGCAAGCCTATGTCAACACTGCTTCATCAGGTTATACTACGTGATCAAGCAATCAACAAAGGACTACCGTTGTTTGATACTATACCGGAAAAGTATCAACGACAAGACATATGAAAAAATTAGCAGACACAGTATCAATATGCGAACATTGTTATAGGCATGTACCTGCAATTCGTTTCGAAAGAGATGACGCCATCTGGTTAGGTAAAAGTTGTAAGTGGCATGGTTACAAAGAGTATCTTGTAGAGCCTGATGCTGATTTTTACATTAATTACAAATATCCAATACCTGAAAATACAACCTATTGTTTAGACATTACCAATCGATGTAATTTAAATTGCCCTCACTGTTATCAAATTCCAGATAACATGAGTAAAGATCCTTCTATAGAATATATTCTTGACATAGTTAGATCTTGGGAAGATGATGGATATGCTGTTGCCTTAATGGGCGCAGAACCAACTGTTAGAAAAGATCTTCCAGAACTATGTAAGGCTATACAATCTTTGCCAGGCAAACATCGTGCAATTATGATTTTAACAAATGGGGTATACCTGTCTGACTATGAGTATGCTAAACAATTTGCAGATATGCCTACAGTATTATGGACCATAGGATTAAATCATCCCGACTATCAAGGCGCAACTGTTAGAAAGAAACAGATTGAGGGAATTGAAAATTGTTTGGAATTAGGCATGAAAATTAAGAATGTCAGTTACACACTTGAAACTATAGATCAGTTAGAATACTGTTTAGAAGAAATACAAGAATTTGGCAATAGGATCTGTAATCAGTATCGTATTAGAGTCGGTACTGACATTGGCCGGCACCCAGGGGAAGAAAAGGTTTATCTATCTCAACTACTACAAATGGTAATAGACATCTGTGATCGTAAAGGCTGGGCTCATGAATACGATCCAGAATACGGCATTAGAGTACATTACCCATTGCGAATTAATGGAATATTAGTTAAAATTATACAGTGGCCTGATGTACGTACTATTGACCTTGAAGAAGAACAAACTGAATCTTGGGCAGATATGATTCCTGGAAAACCAGTGAGTCCGTTAGTACACCAAGTTATACTACGTGACGGAGCAGTAAATAAAAATCTGCCACTGTACGATACAGTGCCTGAAAAATATCAGAGAAAATATGATACACGGAATAAACAATAAACCATATTATAATATGGAACAATATGTAGATATGGTAGCATTTGAAAAGATGCAACCAGAAATTCTAACAGGGTTTGCTCTGGCTCGCGAATATGCTAAAGAAGGCACATGGATGAAGCCTGGGTTTACATTTGATGATATGAGCTACAAACTTAGTTGGAAGCCTATCTATCAGTCCATGGATGAATTTATGTCATTGCCTAAAGATGATCCTATATATCAAGCTGGCATAAAATTAATGCCTACAGATTTTAAAAACTTTCAACAGCGTAATAAGTTTACTCGTTATCTAAAGATGGCTATGGGTGCATATGATCCTTACATTTACTACTACCTATGGGAAGAAGGTTCATGGGATGATAGAACAGCACCACGCAAACTAACACCAGAGGCAGAATACTTTCCTACAGTAGTCAAGTGGGTCGAAAGTCTTGTAGGTACAGTATTTGAAGACATCGGTCGTGTTATATTCTTTCACTGTGAAGCGGACGGTATTCCATTTGAACATCGAGACTTAGATGCTAATAACGGTGTTGATATAGTTAAGCCACATCGCAATGAATTTATACACGTTCGACCTAACACAAAGAAAGCCATGTACCTTTGGGATCCAGAAACTAAAGATAAGACATACTTAAACTGTCGTGCTGCCTGGTGGAACGATGTTGACTGGCACGGTGGCGAACGTATTATGGAACAGAGTTACAGTCTACGTATTGATGGTAAGTTTACTGAAGAGTTTCGTAAACAGTTAGGCATTGACCACATAGAGACATATTAATGAAATACATAGGCAACTTTAAATCTTGGATCGATGAACAGAAAATTATGGAACATCTTACTGCCTGTCAGGGTGATCGCACTCCAGTATGGCAACCAGATAGATGGACAGGCAATCCTACGTTAGAAAAATTTAAAGAAATGGCTCGTCCTGGATACTCAGATAATAAACATTTCTTTCATCAGATGAATCCTAAATCTAAAGAAATGCAGGACTTCAAATGGGAGTTGCCAGACTTACCTGAAAAGCGAACTGACATAAACTGGTGGTTCGTTATGTTGTATCCTGGAGAATTCCAGGCCATGCATATAGATCCGCAATTAACCGAAGTTAGTAATCCGGTGCGCTATACAATGTTCTTGCAAGATTGGGAACCAGGACACATATTTGTCTACGATGACAAGGTCGCTGCAAATTATAAAGCCGGTGATGTGTTTGAATGGAGTGATCCGATGACAGTACACGGTCCTGCTAACATAGGGTATACTACAAGATACACTCTGCAGATTACAATGTACGATTAATTGTAACCTACAATATGCAGTAGCCAATTAGGCTCCATGCCTGCATTAATACCACTGTGCCATTCTCGATAGTTGTCCCAACATATCGATTTGCCTTTATACAAATTATAAAAATATTTGTCGCCAATTATAAAAATATGTCCGTGTGCAAATTCTTTAATGATAACTGTATATCGAATGATCGGCCCGTGTGCAAGATACTCTTGTTCGTTCTCGTCAACGTCCCAATGCCAGGGCGCCATATATCCAGGATCAATCCTACTAATCCACGATCTATGTATTCCTTTAAGTCCTAACTGTTGAGCAACTTCTTCAACAATGTCTTTTGAAAAATGTTTTCCTGGATAATAGTTGATCCATTTTATTGTTGCAAGATTAAAATTTGCAGCCTTCCAAGCGTTATAAATTTCGTCATACCCGGGCGTATCTAAGTGCCATATATCGGGATCAGTAGTAATCGGATTACCATCCTTGGTCAGCAAGTCAGCAATAATATCATCCCAATTAATCATTGAACAACCTCTTATAAAATTCTGGAAATGGATCTTCTGGCCATTTAACGTGAGTTGATAGTGTTCTTTTAAAAAACATTTCAAAATCTATTAGGCCGTTATCAGTAACTTCATCAAATCGTGTTCTTGATCCTTGTCCTAACATTCCTTCAATCTTAGATTTTTCGAGGTAACGTTCTTCGTGCGATATGCAAGAATAAAAATCAAAGGTTTTTAACTTACCGTTATTATCGATAAAAAAGCAATGAGGATACAATGCCATTTTATAATGTCCAGAATCAACAATGTCTTTTAAAATAGCAAATAACTGATCTTTCCATGTAGGACATTCTTGGTTGAGATCTCGACCATCAGTATAGACAATATCATTGAGTGTTTCTTTATTCCACTCTATAAAAACTTTTCTATTTTCTAAGTCGATATCTAAAATCTTTGGAGCCCACGGATATTCCTGAAATAGCTTAATATGCTGTACTTCACGAGCAAAAAAGAAATCTACTAATTCTTTTGTAAGCCGTGTATTTTCTTTTTGATACTCGCTGGTTTCGTCGTAGTGCATACACATAATAGTGCCTTCGGGATTTACCAACGGAGTATACAACAAATTACTGGCGCATCTAATTTTATCTACAGGATCTTGTTTGAGATAGTAATCCCATCCAGCAGTATTGATCATAGGATCTCCATTTCAAATTCAGGGTACAAAATAGTTTTCAAATCATCAATGGCAACTCTCTCAATTGTAAATGTTACTGCTGCCGGAGTATAATTGAAATCTGTAATAAGACCATTTTTAGTTGCTTGATTTAACCATATGCTAATAGATTGATCAAAGAAAAATCTTGCGTCATTGTCATCTAATCTTACTGCTGTTAATTTTATTTTAACAGGGTTTACTAATTCGTTCAATGTTAACAGCTTTCTTACCACTAACTGGGTTCTACATACCTGTTCAAAATTTGCAGCACTGTGTCGAGGACCGGCATTCATAATGTACCAGTGTCCATCCCTAACAAGTTCGTGTAACGATCTGCTGTCAATGTCAATTAAAAAACAATCATCTCCTGACAGATTTAAGTGATAACGATCGTCGAGATCTGAGTGACTTTGATAGCATTGGCCAGGAAGGAGATTAATAAGTCTTGCTTCGCCGATCGGCTCTGATAATGTCTTTAGAATTCTGTCTAATGCAGAGTCTTTAAATTCGTCTTTAATTTCCCAAGCATCATAAAAAAATCTACCTGTAGGTTTGTTAATTGCCAGTTTAAAATCGTCTGGCAATTGTTGTAATACCTCTTGTATTAAATTGGGCAATACTGTATAATCTAATTTAGTTAACATGAAATATTTATATGCTACTATTATAGAGTAAATATAACGTGAATAGAAATCCCATTGCAGAATCTTACGACCTAAAATGGCTCGAAGTTGAGAGGCCACAACCTCTGGCAGATCAAAAAATTGAACAGTTACAACAAGATGTTCTAAATGGGAAAATTGATCGAGATATTACCGATCAAGTCTATGAGAATTTTAAACATGAAACTGAACAATGGCTTTTAAGTTCGCCATTTAATACGTTTACAGGATTAGATAGTTTTGTAAGAAAAGATATCATTATTGGCTGTACGCAATTTATAGACAATCTATATATGCAAGGGCCCGTACAGGTGTTACACGATGATTACAGATATCATCAAAGACTTGGGTATGCGTACTTCAAAGATGTGGGAAGTCTAATACCCGATATTCCATTAATTATTGCCATGCCGTTTCCAAAGGTAGGGGCACCACATCAAGACATGGAGGAAATACTCAATGAATGCTTGGTTAAAAAAATTGCCGTACATATTGACGGTGCTTGGATTAGTTGTTGCCGTGACATCACTTTTGACTTTAGTCATGATGCTATTAGATCCGTTGGCATCAGCCTTAGCAAAGGTCTTGGTCTCGGGTGGAACCGGATAGGCCTACGTTGGACTAAGGATACCAAATCGGATAGTATTACAATAATGAATGACTTTCATATGAACCTACGTGCACCGGCAATGATTGGATTACATTTTGTTCGTACTTTGCCAGCAGACTATCTTTGGTTCACACACGGGGAGAGTTATTACAAAGTCTGTAGAGATTTTGAACTAACTCCTACACGCAGCATACACCTGGCTCTTAGGAATAATCAACCAGTTGGTGTTAGTCCGCTTATAAGGTATTTAGAAAATGCAAAAGGTTAATATTCCATTTGATAAAAATTGGAAGAATATAGCCATTAGCGTTAGCGGTGGTGCGGACAGTGCCTTGCTGGCCTACCTTATATGTGATCTTGCTAAAGAGCAGGACATCACTGTACATATTATCAATCATGTACGTATGTGGAAGACCCGCCCTTGGCAACAACACGATGCAGATAAAGTTTATAATTGGTTGTTTCAAAGATTCTACCATACTAAATTTGTTCGCCACACTGGATTTATTGCACCCGACATCGAGTATGGAAACATAGGCCCTAATCTAACAGACGAGTATGGTAAAAAGGTCAGTGGTGACAACATACAGCAACGAGCTTATGCAGAATTTATCTGCCATAAGAATACCGTAGATGCATACTTTAACGCAGTTACTCGCAATCCAAAATTAGCAGCATTTAATGGCATGCGAGAGCGTGACATTGAACCGAGCGAAGAAAACAAACACCTTGAATACATGATACACATGGGTAAGGTAGTCAGTCATCCATTTAGATTTGTTGACAAGTCATGGGTACTGGGCGAGTATAAGAGACTTGACATCATGGACTTGTTTGAAATTACTCGTAGTTGTGAAGGCGAGTTTAAAGATATCGATTATACAAATTATAAATCAGGGCAATATGTACCGACATGTGGCGAGTGCTTCTGGTGTAAAGAAAGAGAGTGGGCCATTGAACAAACAAAGTAAAACATTTTGTATGCATCCCTTTACAGGGTTAGCAACTCGTGAAGACGGAGCCATACAGGTATGTTGTCGCAGCCATCCTATTGGCAATATACAAGATAATACCTTAGAGGAAATCTGGAATAACGATAATATGAAACGCATACGTAAGTCAGTGCTTACTGACATACGTCCTCCAGAATGCGAACCCTGCTTTAGGCTGGAGGATCAAGGCGTCGAATCCTTGCGACAACGTCATATAAGCGGTGTAATTCCTGAAGCACGTATCAACTTATACCCTAACGCATTAGACAGTTTAAAAGACGATTACACAATGCCGTTTGAAATCCCTACAATGGAACTAAAATTAAACAATTTGTGTAACCTTAAATGTCGTATGTGTCATCCAGGTGACAGTACCAGTTGGAATGATTGGACAGCAGTAAAAGAATTTTACAAAGGTGAAGGACAGGTTATATTCAATTTAGTTGAAGAACATAACTTAGAACAAAAACCATTATTAGACAAATTTGAAGACAATCCTAATTGGTGGGCCAGTTTAGAAAAAAACTTGCCACACTTTAGGCGTGTAGAGTTTGCAGGCGGCGAGCCGTTAATGGATCCACAACACTATCGTATACTCGACATGCTGGCACCTTATGGTAATGCTATTGAAATCAAATACGCCACTAACTTAACCATGTTAGGCAAAAGCAATCGCACAGTTTGGGAATACTGGCCTAAATTTAAATCAGTTGCGGTTAATGTAAGCATAGATGGGTTAGGGAAAAGTTATGAATACGTTAGAGGCAATGCTTCTTGGTCTGAATTAATAAACAACATTAAACAAATACAAACAATCTCTAACATCAGTCGTATTGTCGGTGCTGTTGCGGTACAGGTCAGCAATGTGTTGATCTTAGATAAAATGATTGAATACTTCTTAAATGATTTAGGAATCGTATTCTATACTAATATGGTCAAATATCCAAATGTGTTATCAGCACAGGTGCTGCCACTTGATCTGAAAGAGTTGGCAATTGAAAGATTAGAAGTGGCGAAAACAAAAGTACCTACATATAAGTATGTTAAAGAAAATCCAATACTGCTTGATCTCACCATAGGACAGATACAAGGTGTTATTAACTTCTTAAGCGCCAAAGACGAAAGTCATTTATGGCCAGGTTGTGTAGAATTTAATCATAGGTTAGATAAAACTCGTGAACAATCTTTTGAGAACGTAACACCGGAGTTTAGAGACTATGTATAAAATTACATCAGTATGGCCACACCAGGATCAAATTAAAGTTGAATGGAATCTTGGCAAACGCTGTAACTATGATTGCAGTTATTGTCCAGCAGAAATACATGACAATTTCAGCCCACACACAGACATCAATATTCTTGAAAAGACTGTAGATAAATTATGCAAATTAGGTAAACCTTTACGCATCAGTCTAACCGGTGGAGAACCTTGTGTACACCCAGACATCGAAGATCTATTAGAATATTTTAAACGTAAAAATATTTTCTGGATTAATTTAACAACTAATGGCACCAGGGGATATCAGTGGTATCTCAACAATGAAATGTTCTTTAATCATCTTGTGTTTAGTCTACACTTTGAACAAGATTGGACTCGAATATTTGATACTATTTTAAAATTCTACGACAGTACAGAACGAGACTTTTTTGTTAATATAATGGCGCATCATAATTATATGCATCATGTAAAAGTTGTTGTTAAAAAGTTCAATGAGATCGGAATCAAATATGCCATTCGTAGAATACGATGGACTGAAGGTGATCACAACATATTTGACGACTTAAAGTATGACGGAAAAGATCTACAATGGATATTAGATCATGATGCTACTGTTAAACCTAACTGTAGGATTGACGAAGAAAAAATTATTCATGCCAATGACGTTATTAAAAATCATTTGAACCAATTCAAAGATTGGCAATGTAATGCAGGATTAGAAAGCCTAATGATTAATTGGGACGGAGAAGTTCATCGTGCTACCTGCCGTGTTGGTGGCAGTTTAGGCAATATCTATACCGGTACATTTACTGTGCCGGCTGAGCCGATTATCTGCACTCGTGACAACTGTACTTGTGCTGCTGATATTCCGTTAACTAAGATAAAGATTTAGTAACGTGAGTTTCTGGTTGGCAGTTACAGGTTTCACGTGGACAGATGATTGGTTTAAAATCGATCATTGGAGCAAAATCTTGTTCAAATGTTTCTGAGAATACATTAGGTACATAATCACCAAAAACAGATTCTTGGCAGGACCCTGTTGCTGAACCATCTGGATTTATTAACAAGGTCTCTAAAGCAACATTACATTTCCAACCTCTGAAACTGTTCCATCGGTTGACAATGATCGAATGTGCTCTGGCAGGATATGCTGAATTGTCATCGAACATTACTACGCTTTCATGTGTGCGGATATCGCCAAAGTTTTTAATAATCCAATCTGAATCAGGTACACGTTTTAAGCTGGCATTTACATAGGCCATCTGTTCTTCATTGTAGGCATCCATACCTCTACCTGGGCTGTCTACAATTTCCTTAGTTTGAATATACCAAGGATGCCGACTCTGTTTCATTTTTTCAACAAAAGAAATACATTTGTCCCAGTGCTGTGCATCCATTAACATTAATCCGTTAACCTTAACTCCATTGCTGTGTAGTTGATCAGCAACAGCAACATAATGATCGATATCTGTAAACTCATGATGTCCGCTTAAGGTTACTGCATCAAAGTATGCTGAATTCTCATTCCACCAGTTGAGTGTACGAGATCCATTGGTAATAACTGTTATGCGAACATCGTGTTGTTCTTTAATTTCTTTACAGAATTTTTCAATATGAGGCCATATAGTGGGCTCACCGCCACCTGTCAGCATCAAGTTAAATTTTGTTTTATTAAGATTCTTAGTATAGGCATCAAACAATATACGAAAATTTTTAATAACTGTATCAACGTTTTTTGGATATCTAAATTTGTTTACATTTCCGGAACCCTCGAAACAATAAGAACAGCTGAAATTACAAACGTCAGTAGGAATGAACCGTACATGTAGGATATCCGGTTCTTGTGTTGATATAATCTTAATAGGAATTTTTTTCATAGTATGTGTGCCAATTCTGGAAATATTTTTTTGGCGTCAAGTTTTCGAATCTTATCTAAATTGTCAATGTACTCTTTAAAGTCTGGTAACATATGACTGTGATCTTCTGCATCAATAAATTTTAAAATGCCTTCCCAACGTTTCCAGCCATAGGGATTGTGATGCCAGAAGTTATCATCTTGTGTATAATTATCCCACAACCATTGTTTGAATTCAGCAAACTGTTGACGAATTTCATCTTTATCTTTTTGCGGAAGTATCCTGGCACTCAGAAAAGTAGGGATATACAATAAATGTAGATTAATAATGCCCCCACCAGTTTCATAATCATCTAATTTAAATTTATTGATCTTTTTAAAGTTTTGAGATAGTTTCCATTTGGCAAAATCGACAATATGTTTAACATTTAATACCTGTACCGCACAGGCAATTGCACAATGTACGTTGTCAGGAGCATTATCCATTAAACGCAAACTGGCTAAGATGTCTTGCCAATCCGTTGGATATCTAATATAACCATTACGCAGATGAACTGCATCAATACTGAATGCAAATCTTACCTGTTTAAACTGAGCCCAGATGTCAATGATCTCTTGATTGATGTAAATGCCGTTAGAATTATAACGCAGGCTAATCTGCTTGGCATACCCACGACGAATAATTTCATCTAAGAACCTACGATGTTCTTTGATCATCAATGGCTCGCCACCTGCAAAATATAACTGTGTAATGTTTGGAATCTGATCAAACACATCATCCCAGAACTCTGGTTTTTCATACCATGTATTATTAAAATCTTCTGCTTTCCAATCAATTTGTTTTAATACGATTGGACTGGTAGTCATATTGATTATCTTAGAATGATCCTGCACCCAGCGGCTGCTGTCGTGTGGGCTGCACATTACACATTTTAAGTTACAGGTATGTCCAAGACGAAGATCTAAATATCGTATAACTGGCGGTACAACTCCGTCTACTGTAGTATCTGCAATCAGCTGGGCAAAATCAAGACCGTCTCTATTCCATTCGTACATTTCCCACAGACGTTTACTTACAATCCCGTTGCTTTCTTCTTCAAAACATTTTGTACAGCTGGCCGGTATTTTACCTTCCAGCATGGTCTTACGCACATCACGCATGTACTCATTGTTAAATGCACTTAGTGGAGTATCCTTGCCAAAGTTAGCAGGTACACCATCTTCTTTTTTAACCAGGCCTACAGTATGATCGCCAGTGTGGGCTCCGCTGGCATTGGTTACACAACATAGTCTTGCATCACCGTTCGGTCTTGTGGCCATGTGTATCCACGGCAATGCACAGAAACTATAACTGCCTGTGAGTTTTTCAATAAGACGCTGCCCTGCACCTATGCGAGTATCTTCTGGTTGTAACCAAAATATTTTCATTTAACTTCCTGATCCTTGAATTTGGCAAAGTTATTAGTAGGGCCGACACCACAACTTCTGGCGCAGACAATCATCTTTTCTTTATGCCAATAATCATCCCACATGGTTTGAAATGCTTCTGAATCGATGATATCCTGTAGTGGTCTTTCTATTAGATTAACTGTGCCTAATCGACTGCTCATATCATCGTGCTGCCGTTTCATTTCATTACGCACACCGGCAGCTTCATCATCGCTGATAACAGTGTACGGTATATTTGCCATCCAGCAACATGGATAGAAGTCTTTATAGGCATCGATGTAAACTTCATTTTCATGTTGTGCTTTACAGTGTATAGTAGAATCTGCAAGAATTTCTTTATAAGCCTGTATGACTTTCCTATCAATAAATTTTAACGGAGTATCAGTTGCTGGTTCAACATAGTGTGTTAGGTTCCCACTTCTGTCTACGACAGCCTGTCTTGGCTCTATGATAAATCTGCTGCTGTTTTTTAATGTGAATCTTGTAAATCCTAACTCTTCTGACATCTGTCTTGCAGCTTCAACTTGATGTTCGTTATGTTTGAATTTAATGTAACACCATTCGGCGTTACCACCGGCTTCCATAAAGGCCTGAGCATTTTTAATTACTGTCTCAAACTTAGTGCCTACTCGATATAGGTGATGTGTATCTGCTAAACCATCTAAGGCAAATACCACAATATGATCCGCTGGCAAGGCATGGGCTAATTTCTTCCACCAATCAGTAGTACGAGCCCCACCATTAGTATGTATTGCCACATGAACTGTCGGCGATGTGACTTTCGCATAGGCGCACATTTTAATCAGATCGTTATTCAACATCGGATCACCGAATGTTCCGCAGAAATAAAAACTGTGTAGTTGTTTTAGAAATTCTGGGTACATGATAGTTTTAAAATCATCAAACGTCCAATCGTTGATTTTAATCAAAGGGTTATCTTTACCACTGTCAATATTTCGACTGCACATAGGGCAGCTGGCCTGGCAGTTGTTAGATATTTCTAAATGTACTTGTCGTATTTCGTTAAATTTAAACATTTGTCTCTACAATTTTAATTTTCTGTTCATTGATACTTATGTAAGGACTATAGGGTCCGCACATTATTATACAGGTAGAACTGGAACGTTCTTGCCATTTTTTCTGCCACATAGTTTGCCATTGCTCAGATTCAACAATAGTTTTTAAACCTGTTTCTAAAACATTGAGTTTTGGAAACGACAAGACCTGAGACTGTACTTTTGCACCCTCGTCGATGATTGAATCTTCTTCATACAGATTATACTGTTTTAATAAGTTAGCATCATAGTTGGTGTACATAAATGCACCTACCATACAACAGGGACTTAACAGATAATGAGCATCGATATACAGTTCTTTATCCTGCTGAGATTGACAGTGTATTTCATCAGCCTTGGGCCAATTCCGGTGACCACTAACATCGTCTTTGCTGACAAACTTAACTATGCTGTCTGTAGTCTGTTCAATATTGTACAAAAACTTTCCTTGATTATCTACCACAGGAAATGGACGACTAAATCTTTTACTGTTTTTTACAGTGAATATTTTAAAACCAATTTCATTGGCCATTATTTCAGCAGCAGATACCTGATGTTCGTTGTGTTTAAATTTGATAAACACCCATTCGGCAATTCCCCCGGCATGAATAAAATCACGAGCATTGTCTATTATTTTATTAAAGTTAGTGCCAATTCGATATATGTGATGCGTATCTTCTAATCCATCCAATGCAAATATCACTCTATGATTTATTGGCAGAGCATTGGCAAGATTCTTCCACCATGCTGATGTTCTTGCACTGCCATTGGTATGTACTAAAACTTCAAGATTAGGAGCATGATCTTTTACATATTGACACATTTGGATTAGATCATTATTGAGTATAGGGTCGCCAAAGTCTCCACAGAAACTAAGTTGTCTAATTTGATTTAAAACTTCAACTGTAAAAATATTAGTAAAGTCATCTAAACTCCAATCATTAATAGGCAACAGTGGGTTTTCCAATCCACCGTGTATGTTTCGAGGACACATAGGACAGCTGGCTTGACATCTGTTAGTGATCTCCACCTGTACAATTTCTAATTGATCGAATTTAAACATTTAATTTTTTATTAATATAATTTTTTATGTGATCTTTAAATCTTTGATCAGCTGTATCTACATCAGATATTCGTTTATCATATACATCTTCATAACGATTAGTTTCGTGATACAAAAATAATCTGTCAGTTAAAAACGGATTGCATCCTCGTAGTCCTTTGAAACCATTGTCTGAATAAAAATCTTTCACAAGGGCCTCGGCCTGATACCAATTCATGGTATTATGTTGCCAAATAACAATATCATTTCTTGTACTGCCTACCCCACCACCACGCGGTGTAGTAGATTGAAACACTACATCCTTGTTTGCATCTTTAAAAACATCATATCCTGGGTTCTGCCTGGCATCAAGTTTGATCAGGCCGTTGTCTACTAATTCTTTTGTGAATCTACTTTGATTAGTCAATGTTTCATCGTAGTCACCTATTTCTAAAATATGCGCAGATGCACTTTGTCTGGTCCAGTAGGTGTTTAACCAAGTCAAGGATTCGTTCCATGACTCTTCAGTTTCTCCAGGTATACCACAGATCATCTGTATATTTGCTCTATAACGTTTTGGCGCATGAATGTCTGTGTATGATTGAAAATCTAAAAGACCTGTTTTAATTTTATCTGGGTCCATGCCCTTGCGTACCAGACGACCGGCTTCGCGATTAAATGTTTCAATGCCCATTGAGTGTCCAAGAAACCCTAATCTAATATAAGTGTCCCAGTGCTCACGATGTTTAACAACTAAATCGCCACGAGCAAATCCGCATATCCAAGGATTGTATCCCAACTCATCAACTGCTTCAGCATACTTTTGTAATTTTTCTGGACGATCATTAAAGGTTTCATCCATTACACGCCAGTTCTTAATGCCCCACTTTTCGTAACCTGTTTGCATTTGACGTTTAAATTCTTCTTTGCTCACGCTAACGTCTTTGGCCTGTCCTATGATAGGAAAGTTACAGTAACTACATTCAAACATACAACCACGAGCAGTTTCAATCTGTGGACAATCATAAGGCGTCATAAAATCACGAGCTTCATAATCTACAATATATGTATCTAATGGCGCACTTGGATAATGGTGTAGTCCTCTAATAACTTTTTTACTACCAAAGAAAGCAGAATCAGTTAGTAACGGTGCTCCCAGTGTACCAATAAGATGCTGGCATAAGGCTAATATAGCATTCTCTCCATAACTGTCTACCCAATAATCGACATTCTCGGCAGGAGTAACCAATGCATTATTGCCGCCGACCACAACGGGTATACTGGGATACTCTTTCTTTAACCATGAAATAAATTCATTTAAGTATGGACTCCAGGGATTCAAGAACGCTGTGCCAAAACAGAACATAACTGTGTTGTCTGCGGTTCTTGAACGTACGAATTCCTGTAGTTCTTCAAGTTGCCAGAATGCTGTAAAGTCTACAACTTCTGCATCCCAATCGTTCATTCGAAGGAATGTAGCAACACGATGTGGCCATAAGGCTCGTTCCCATCGTTTGCCTGTTAATGAAAAGAATAATGCGTGGTTCATTGGCGGCCAATTACCATCCATCTTGTATACAATGGTAAGTTTAGTTCTCCAGCCCATAATATGTTGTCAAGATGGCACTGTTCTTTAAATTTTTCTAAACTGTCTGCCGGTCTAATGTGTTCATCTATAATATAGTTGTTACTTTGTAATACCAATAGACTGTTATGAGGCATGCCGCTTAGCCAAAGGTCGTATTGATCTTGTGTGATATGTTCACAACTGGTATTAATCACTACGTCAGCATCACTGCGGATTGCGCACATGTCAGCAGTCACAGCTTTAAATTTGCCTGATATTTCTTCTTGCTTATTCATCATGGTGGCAATCGATTCACAAGTCGGATCGATATCGATGCTACGAATATTGTTGATATAGATATCACTTTGAAACAGCATACTGGCCAATACACCTACCCAGCCTCCGTGAATATCTATGCTGACAAATGTGTTTACATTCTTGCGTAGATTTTTGATCAGCCATTCTTTACTTTTAAGCTGACCAGACCAGAAAGCATCCATAGTCCGCATGGGATCTGGACTTTGACGGATGGCCTGCATCCAGTAATGTAAGTGTTCTGTATCTATTTGCATTTTGGTATTTTACTATCCGCTGAACTCACACAACTTGGTGTGATGCACGGCTGCGGATTCTTAAATAATTCAAAGTCCTCTAATGTACCGAGCGGCTGGTCGTGGCAGCTATAACTTCGTTTAACTTCGTTACCTCTTATTATAACACTTTGATATCCACTATTGCAAGACCAACCTTGAAATTTATTGAAACCAAATGCGTTAAATCGTTCAGCTTGGTCAAACAAATATTCCGTATCGTTGCTGTCATACAATGCAATTTGGTAAACGTCTTCACCTTGCGCTGTTTGAGGAAATCCTGTTTGTAATAAATGTATCATCTCTTCAGTATATCCGTCCACTACACGACTGGCCGTAGGATCACTCTGAGGTTTAAGTGTTACATTAATTCCGCGAGCATGTAGCCTACTCATACGTTCATACAGCTCATAAAACTTTTCAGGCACCATAACCTGATTTACAGTTACATGAACACGTTCGTACATCAATTGTAAACACTTGTCACCAAA